GTCATTGGGATGATTTTACTGGTTTAGTATATCCTATGTTTGAAAGGGAAGATCATTTAATCAAGCCTTTTTATATTCCCAAGTGGTGGAACAGGTACGTGGTTTATGATTATGGCTACAAGAATCCCAGTTGTATCCTTTTTGCAGCGGTTGATGATGAAGGCTTTATCTATGTATATGATTTAATTTACGAATCTGAAACTCTGATAGAGGACTTGGCGTTATTACTAGATGAACGCATGGATAGTGACTGTACCTATGATTTTATAGCTGACCCTTCCATTCAACGTACAGAACGTGATGGCAACTCTATTTCTGATGAATGGATGGATTATGGTTATGACTGGATGAAAGCGAATAACGATAAAAAATCTGGCTTTGATCGTGTTGCCAACTATTTAACGCCAGACGAAAATAAAATGATCCAGTTAAAGTTTTTTGATGTACCTGAGATGAGTCCTCTGGTGGAAGAGATTGAAGTTTATAAATGGCGTGAATTGAAATATGGAAACGATATCAGGAACACACCAGAAGACCCAGTGAAGAAAAATGATCACGCCATGGACTGTACTCGTTATTTAGTCCATGAAGTAATGGAATCCGATCCACCTTCTTTAGAGGATGGTGGCTGGATGCCGATATTTGACAGAAAGCCAAAATATAGTTGGATGAGTGCATGAGCGATTATAGTAACCTGCAGTATTTAGAAGAAGTTTTTAGTGCTATGGTAGAATATGAAAAAGGGTGGATGAAAGCAGCCAAGGAATCAGTTTTATTTTATACAGGCGGTTTTGGTACTGGACAATGGTACAAGGAAGACCTGCAGAAACTGCGTAGTGAAAATCGCCCACCACTGCAGTTGAATATGGTATTGCCCAAGGTAAATACAATTACTGGTGTAGAAAGGCAGAATAGAACCGCTTTTCGTGCCAGACCACAAGATATAGACGATGATGGATTAGCACAGATCGCTACTGCTCTTTTATTTCACCTGGATGAGAACAGACACCTGCAGACTTTATTCAGCAGGGTTTTCAAGGATGGTGTCATTACTGGGCGTGGCTGGATAGATGTTAGCCTGGAGCAAGGTGAGTTTTTTGAATCCCAGGTAAAGATCAGAAGGGAATCCTGGGCGAATGTACTTCTGGACCCAGAAGCTGAATCACCAGAGAAGTCTACCTGGCAAAGGTTAGCCAGGACAAAGTTCATGCCTTTAAGCAAACTCAAAAAAATGTACCCTGATGAATTAAGTGATATAAAGAAACCAGAAGAACTGATGATTGATTATGGTTATCAAGGTGAAATTACCGAAGAATATGGTTCTACATACAAAGACGCTCCCTATGAAGTAAGCGATATGCTCTATTTGGATAATTACCGTAAGAAGGTGCGCGTGGTAGAAATGTGGGAACGTGACTTTGAAAAGGAATATTTTTTAATGGATGGTTTTACTGGCAAGATAGTGGAAACACCTTATAAGAGCAATAAACAGGCTAAAGACTCCATAGAAGAAATGCAGGCTAAGATTGACAGATTACCGCAAGGTGAATTACCAGAAGAACAATATATATCAGTAAAGGCGGCTTTACAAACTGAACTGAACGGCATGACAATAATAAACAAGATCATGCCCAAGACTTATATGTCCATGTTTGTAGGGGCGAAACTATTAGTGGATAAAACACCCAATCCAATGCGCCACAACCAGTTCCCCTTGATCCCCTATTTTTATTTATTTGAGGATACTTCTGAGGGTATGGAGACATTCGGGTTGGTAGAAAATTTAAAAGACCCGCAAAGGGAAAAAGACAAGAGACGTTCACAGGCACTTGATATAATGAATCGCAGCCCCAGAGGGGGCGGTGTATTCGCAGGCAATAAAGTGAACGCAGATCAGATGAACCAGGCTTCACAGGCTGGTAAATGGATCGGTGTACCTGGCTTCAAGGGCAGGATAGCCGATTTTATGCAGCAGTGGTCGGTACAGCATTTGAGTCTTGTAGGAACAGCCGTAGCACTGGAACAGCAGGCTGAACAGGATATGACTGAAATTAGCGGTGTAAACCAGCCCCTTATGGGTATGGCCTCTAATTCCAAGGAATCTGGTTTAGCAGCTCAAGTTCGGGTAAGACAGGCATTAATGGGTCTACAGGAGCAATTGGACAGTTTAGATCAAACGAAGCTCAATGTGATGGACAATGCTCTACGGCTAATGCAGCAATATTATACACCAGGAAAGATAAACCGCATTTTGGGTAAACAGAATTTAGACCCAGAAGATATGGCTGTATATGAAGATACATTAGCCAGGTTTATGAAAGATTTTGAAATTATGAAATTTGATCTTGTTCTCGATGAAACGCAGTCATCGCCAACATTGAGAGCATTAAAAGCAGCACAGGTATCTGAATTGATTCGCCAGGGCTACGGTTCCTTACTGCCACTATATCTGGAGTTAGCCGATTTTGAGGCTTCTTCAGAGGTAATGGATAAGGTAAACGAAGAAGTGGCGAACCAGCAGATGAAGGTGCAGCTTGATACAGCAAACGAGGGACAATCACAATGACCCCTCATATTTCAATCCCCCTAAACAAAAGGAAAAGGAGAAAACGATGACAGATACACAGTTTGAGTTCATTGACCAGGAAAAGGAAATAGCAGGTGAAGAGTACGATTCTGCAGAATCACAACCTGAAGAAAGTGTGGAAGCACAAAGTTCCCCAGAAGTAGATGCAGCTGAAACAGAGGCAAAAGCAGAGACACCAGAACCATTTGCTAAAGTTGGCGAACAATCTTTTGAATCAGTAGAAGATTTAGTCAAGTTTGCAGAGGACAAGGATAAGTCTTACCAGAACGCACAACAGTTAATAGGCCGTCAGGGCAATGAGTTGGGCGAATTAAGAACATCAGTGGATAAGCTGAACGAGAACCTCCAGCCAAAGCAGGAAGTAGTTCCTGCTCCAGAGTTGGACCCTTACGATGCAGACTCAGTACGCCAATACTTATCGTATGAGCGTAATCAAATAAAAAAAGACGTAATGGACAGTCTGGACAAAAAACGCAGAGTGGAGCGAGTTCAAGAAGCTAGGAAGCAGGAAGTAGAACAATTCGTCAAAACCAATCCTGACCTATCACAAGACGATCTGGCAGCTATTGCCAAATATGGAGACGAAAGGGGCGTTAATCTTTTTGAAGACGCTCATCGTTTAATGAAGTATGAGGGCATCCAGAAAAAGCTGGACGCAATCGAAAAAGGGAAAGACGTTAATAAAGTAGCAGAGGCTTCAAAGTTACCCAAGACACTATCGGGAATAAGTGGGTCTAACAAAGAAGGTGTAGATTTTGACAATCTTTCTGCTGAACAATGGGCGAAACTCCCCCAAGATGTGCGGATGAAGGCTTTAATGGATGCTCCACAATAAAGAATAAAAGGAGTTAAAAATGGCAACAGTATCTTATGCAGATAGCTATTTAAAGTCTCTTGGCGTTCTTGACGTACCTCAAGGATTCATGTGTTCGGTATATGATTCGCTATCCGCTGGAGACGGCAATTTGTCGGCTGCAGATATTTGGGAAGCGTTAAGTATACCAGCAGGTTCAGTTGTAACAGAAGTTGGTATAGCAATTCTAACAGCAGAAGGTGGCACAGCCACTGCTGATGTTGGTCTTACTGGTGTATCAGCTGATGGATTTCTGGACGGTGTTAATCTAAATGCTGCCGCTGGAATATGCTATAATAGCTTAAATACCAGCGCAGCTGCAGATACGTATTCTAGTGGACATTATTTTAGTTCAGCAGATACGATTGATGTCTTATTCAATAATGCGATGGATGCAGGTAAATACATGGTTTGGTGTCGTTTGTTCGACAGCAAGGCAGGTTAGGAGGATATTATGGCAAGAGAATGGGCAAGCGGATTAAATGTCTCTCGTTGGGCTAAAGAGTTGTTCAAGGAAGTAGGTAAGAAAATCTATTTTAAGAAGTTCATGGGAGACTCAATGGAGTCAATGGTTGTAGAAAAATCAATGCCAGAGGGCAAAGGTAAGGATATGACATTTGGCTTGGTTGGATTAACAGGCACAGTAGTAACAGGCGATTCCTCTTTGGAAGGCAATGAAGATGGATTATCATCATACTCGCAGACAGTAACTTCGTCCCAAAGACGATTTGGTGTCATAAATGCAGGTAATTTTGATGACAGTAAAGTTCTTTACAGTTTTCGTAATGAAGCTTTATCACAGTTATCAAGAGTATATGCTGAAGATGTAGATAGTCAAATCTTTAGTGCAGCCACAGCAACCAGTGGTACGTTTGGAAACGTATTAGCAGTAACTAGCGATGCGTCCTCTTATAGCAATTCAGATCAAGCAGGTAGTTTGGTAGCAACTGGAGCAATCCAGTTGTCAGACATTACCAGGCTGAAGACAATTGCAACAATAGGTGGATCAGCAAACTGGAGAATGCGACCCATAAGAATTGGTGGTGAAGATCATTATGTTCTTATAGTCCATCCAGAAGTAGCGTATGACCTGTTTGAATTGAGTGCATGGAAAACTATACAGCAATATGCCAATGTTCGTGGGAGCGATAACCCACTGTTCAAAGGCGCATTAGGTGTTTATAGTAATGTCATCATTCATTCACATCAGGACATCACTACATCTGATACGATGGGTAGTGGTAGTAACATAAAAGGAGCAAGAAACCTATTCATGGGCGCTGGAGCATTAGCTTTTGCTCGCGCAGGCGAAATGAAATGGGTAGAAAAATCCTTTGATTATGCCAACAAGTTAGGTGTGTCTGCTGGTTGGATATATGGAGTAGCTCGTACAGCTTTCAATAGTAAAGACTATGCGTGTATTCAATATATTTCAGCTAGAACAGATC